CCCTCGCCTCCACTTGAAATCTGCCCGACATACGACTGTTTCCTCGCGGCAGCCCCGACGCAAACGATGGGGCTGCCGCCGGGGGGATGGAGCGGTCGGGCAGGCAGGACAGTTGCTTTGCACGATCCTTTGCGTAGTATGGGGGCATGATCGCCATGGCAGACTTCGACGTTTCCCAGCAGATGATGACCGATCAGCAGGTCATGAAGGCGATCGGTGCTCGAGCCCCGTCCACCGTGACCAGGGCGATCGCCTCCGGGCGGCTGAAAGGCTTGCGGATCGGCGAGCTTGGATGGCTGGTCTATCGGTCCAGCGTCAACGAGATGCTGGCGGCTGAGGTGGAAAAGACGCCCACCGGCGGATTCCCGCGCGGGGCCGTCCGCAAGGCCAAGGCCGCGAAGCGCACCAAGAAGCCGCGACGCAAGGCCGCTCGCTGACTTTTTCGCAATCTGCGATTTTCGCCGCATTTCTTCGGCGTTGACAATGCAAAGAGGTCTGCTATTCTTCCCCTCGTCGTGACCAATGCAAAGCATCACGCTATGCGGTTGCGGCAGGTGCCACGAAAGTTCGACTCCCCAACTCAGTCTTTTCCCCGTGCTAGCCGCACAAAAAACCGAGTTGACCGGAAACTGAACTTCCGTACACCTATGACTAAGCCACTCATCACAGTGATGGGTGGCCAACCAAGGCGAGGGAGTTGCCGTGAAACAGCACAAGAAGGCCGCCACGGCATCCCGCATTACGAAGGGACGCACGCATGGACGCACTGATCGACGCCAACCTGGAGCGAAGAGTCCAGGAGCCAAACGAGTTGCTGATTCAACTCGAAGCATCCGCCATCCGGCTGACGTGGTCGCCGGAGGAGCGAGCCAGGCGGAATGCGTACCACAACAGTTGGACGCCGCCGGACGCACCGGAGTCGATCTTCGGCAAGCCCGACGGGAGGCAGCGGTTCAAGTCGCAGTGATCGCCGGCACCCTGCGGCAGCGGGCGGTCGATTCGATGGCGATGCAGTCTCGTCGTATGGCATTCAACGACGTGATCGACCTGTCGATCGACGAACGGATCGAGATTGGCGACGCCGAGGCACTCTTCGACGCCGTGGCCGAAGCGATGGAGCAGCTCGACAACCTGCAGAACGAGTTTTCTCTGACTCTGCATGTGGACGTGGCGACTCTGACTCGCATTTCCGAGGTTCGCCGCCGCCAGGACGCCACCGGCCGCCAGTGGCGGGGATCGTCATGGACAAATCAGGAGACCGGCGCGACGGATCGTGCCGGGAAGGAGGCCGGCGGAGCCGGCCAGTGACAGGACGTTAGCCAGTGCGGCCACGGCCGGCCCGCTGGATGGAGGAATGGATGCTTGTGCTAACGCGGCGTGAGGGTGAGTCGATCCGGATTGGTCGCGACATCGTCGTGACGATCACGGAAATGAGCCACCTGCACGGCAGGCCGCGGTGCCGTGTCGGCATCGAGGCACCCGAGGACGTGAACATCATCAGGACAGAACTGGAGCGCAAGGATGGCGATTCAAGCGATGGCTACGGCAGCCACAAGGGCAAGTAGGGGCCATGTATCGGCGAGGGAGGCGACGCTGTCACGGGTCCACCGTGCTGCGTCACTGCTTCTCACGTCGATGGAACGGCTCCACGGCCAGACCTACAGAGCAAACCCGGGTGACGTGTTGTTTCTCCGCCAGGCGGTGGAGGCGGCATCCGCGGAAATCCGCAGGGAGTGCGTGCGATGAGTCTGAAAATCACGAAGGGTATCAGGGTTCGGGCGAAGAGGATCGTCGTTTACGGCGTCGAGTCGATCGGCAAGAGCACGTTGGCATCGCAGATGCCGAATCCGCTGGTGCTCGATACCGAGGACGGGACCAACAACATCGACGTTTGCCGGTCGGCGGTGGACACCTTCATGCAGCTTGAAGGCGACCTGCACGCCCTCGCGAGGGATTGCCAAGGCTTTCAGACGATCGTGATTGACACGATCGACAAGGCAGAGCGGCAGATGATCGACCACATGCTCCGCAAGGACCAGAAACGGTCGATCGAGGACTACGGCTTCGGCAAGGGCTACACGATGGTGTCGGAGGCTATGGGCCGACTCCTTTCCGTATGCGACACGCTCATCGACCGCGGTTTGAACGTAGTTCTCATCGCCCACTCCAAGGTGGCGAGGACGAACCCGCCGGATCTAGACGAGGGATACGACCGCTACGAACTCAAGCTCACGAAGCAGTCGGCTCCGCTGGTGAAGGAATGGGCTGACTGCCTTCTTTTCGCCAACTACAAGACCCGGTTGGTGGAGGGCGACGACGGTCGCACCCGGGCCCGCGGCGGGAAGGAGCGGGTTCTGCACACCGAGCGGACGGCAGCGTGGGACGCCAAGAACCGTTTCGGCCTGCCGGCTGAGTTGCCGATGACGGCCGAGGCTCTCGCCCCGCTGTTTTCCGGCGTGACGCCGACCAAGCCAGGCTGGGGCGATCGCGTCAAGGCCGCGGCGTCTCTGGAAGACCTGGATGCGATCGAGACCGGCGCCAACCAGGCGGTCACGTCCGGCGACCTGACCGAGAGCCAGCGGAACACGCTTGGGGCGGCCATCGCCAAGCGTCGTGCAGCCCTATCGCCCGAGGAGGTGCACGCATGAGTCGCAGCGACGACGAGAAGAAGTCGTGCCGCGAGCACGACGCAGTGATGAGGATCGTTTTTGAGACTTCAAGCTCGTTCCTTAACGGGTTGATGAGTTTCAACAGGGCCAAGTCGATCATCGACGACGCCCTGATCGGAGAAGCCGACCGCATCGTGCGGATCGGCAGCAAGGTTCACACCCCGGAGATTGAGTCGTGAAGTTCGACCGTTTCAGTGAAGACGATTTCGCCTCGTCTGTTATCCCCGACGGGGAAAACGAGATGGCGATTACCAAGATCAAGGATTTCGTGTCGAAGAAGGGCGAGAACTGGTGCATCGTCACCTTCCGCGACACGAACGACTCCTACAACGAAGTCGAGAAGTGGCTGAATCCCAACGAGAAGCGGGACCAGAAGGCCGCGATGAATCTCAACGAGTCGCTGGGGCGACCGTGGGACGCCGACCTTGACGACATCCTCATCGGCCAAGTGCTCGTCGTGAAGACGCAGCGGGCGGTGAAGGACGGCAACCCGGTGCTTGACCAGGACGGAAACCAGCGTGTGTACGTCAACGGCTTCCTGCCGTCGTCGGCACCGGTTGCGGCCCAGGCCGCCAAGGCTCCTCCGAAGCGGACCTTGACGCAGAAGGCCGATGCGGCGAGCGGTTTCCCCAATGACGAAATTCCATTCTGAGGAGAACACCCGTGGCAACTGTCTACCGAGGCACCGTCTGCGGCTCGCATTGGAACGGCTGGCGAATCTCTTACGAGATCGCCAACACCGTCGTGATGGAGGGCAATCAGCTTGTGAAGAACGACCTGACGGGCACCTATCACCACTTTGATGAAGCATGGCACTACCGGAAGGAAGACGCTGCCAAGGCGTGCATTCCGGAGCTGCAAAAGAACGTGCAGATGCTCGAGGAACTCATCAAGGAGATCACGGCCGACACGGGCCGTAGTGGCTGCCAATCATCGGCCACCGTGTGACGCAGCCGGCGGTCGTCGCCCTCTGACATGGCGGGCATACACCGGCTGTCTCGGTCGCGGAAACTTCCGCCGTCGAGCCGAGACCGACCGCCCCACGTCACGGGGCCAATACACATGGAGGCGAGGTAATGATGATGCTGGACTTTATTTCAGAGTGGTGCGACCGACTCAAGCGGATGCCTCTCGCCCAGCAGGTCGAGGAGCTAAACGCCGCCAGGCGGATGATGCACGACGCCGGGCCGTTCAGCCGGGAGCCGGTGGACTGCATCGAGTGGGTTCACACCGACGGGATTACGGCTAACGACTACAACCCCAACAGCGTCGCTCCGCCGGAGATGGAGCTATTGAAGCTGTCGATCCTTGAAGACGGCTACACCCAGCCGATCGTCTCGTGGAGCAAGGACGGCGTGCGTGAGGTTGTGGACGGATTCCACCGCAACCGCGTTGGACGCGAGTGCATGGAGGTACGGCAGCGGATTCGCGGCTACCTTCCGCTCACGACGATTAACACGGATCGCCAGGATCGCGGCGACCGGATCGCCTCCACGATTCGCCACAACCGTGCCCGCGGCAAGCACGCCGTCACGGCCATGAGCGACATCGTGATTGAGTTGAAGCGTCGGAACTGGTCGGACGAGAAGATCGCCCGCGAACTGGGCATGGATCAAGACGAGATTCTGCGGCTTTGCCAGATCAGCGGGCTGGCTGAGTTGTTCACCGACCAAGAGTTCTCAAAGTCGTGGGACGTTGAAGGATCGGTGACTGAGGCAGATTTCGCGGAACTCACCGACGACGTTAAGAGTTACGGGGAGTCGGAGACGGCTGGATTTCGCACTGTCAACACGTCGGACGACGGACGAATCTTTCACACCTTCGACAAGTGGGAGTGCCATCAGGCCGGCTTCTATGCCACCACTAAGGACGGCATGAACAAGGCTCAGTGCGAAGAGGCTATGCGAGCGTTGCTCGCTGACATTCCGGCATTCCGCAAGGCTCTCCGCGGTGTCGTGAACGAGTGGAAGCACAGTTGCGAGCACTACCTGACCAATAACGCGATGAACCGGATCGCGTGGCTGGGGCAGGCCGCGACGTGCTACGCCCTAGGGATCCCGTCCGTGTACCGCGGCGGCTTCTATCTGCTCACGGAGCAGCAGCAGCAGGAAGCCAACAAGTCCGCACTCGCGGCACTCAATAAGTGGCTCAAGGCCAGCGGCAGAAAGCCGGTGCGGATGGATGAAGCCGCACCAGACCGAGAGATGGAGATTTACTGATGGGCGTCAAGCGATTCAACGACGTTGACGTGCTGACTGCGGCCCGACGCCGCATCTCGGAGACGTTCGACAACTTCCCGCGAATCTACGTCGCCTTTTCGGGCGGCAAGGATTCAAGCGTGATGATGCACCTCGTTATGGATGAGGCGATCAAGCGTGGCCGCAAGGTTGCCGTGATGTTCATCGACTTTGAGGCCCAATATTCGGAGACGATCACCCACGTTGACGAAATGTTTGCGATGTACCGGAACAACATCGACCCGCACTGGATTTGCATCCCGATGCTTCTTCGGAATGCAGTCACGAACTACGAGCCGCGGTGGACGTGCTGGGATGAAGAGAAGCAGGATGCCTGGATTCGCGAGAAGCCGCTCGGCTGCAAGACCGAGAAGGACTATCCGTTCGCCGTCCCAGGTATGGAGTTCGAGGAGTTCATCGTCCTCTTTGGTGAGTGGTACGGGCAGAATGAACTAACCGCAGGATTCATCGGCATCCGTGCCCAGGAAAGCCTCCACCGCTACTGTGCGATTGCGACCTGGGAGAAGCGTGGCAAGACGTTTGGCGGGCGGCGGTGGACGACGAACATCGTTGACCGAGTCTTCAACGTCTACCCGATCTACGACTGGCTCACCGAGGATATCTGGCGTTATCACGCCAAGCATTCGGACAAGCCGCACAACGGCATCTACGACCGGATGAATCAGGCCGGCGTCAAGCTGTCTCAGCAGCGGCTTTGCCAGCCGTTCGGTGACGACCAGCGTCGCGGATTGTGGCTGTACCACATTCTCGAGCCGCAGACGTGGTTCAAGCTGGTGGCCCGCGTCAATGGGGCCAACAGCGGATCGCTCTACATCGAGGAGCGTGGCAATATCAACGGCTACCACAAGATCACGAAGCCGGACGGTCACACCTGGCGGTCGTTCTGCAATCTGTTGCTACAGACGATGCCGGCAAAGACGCGATCTCACTACGTCGCACGGTTCAAGAAGTTCATTTGGGGATGGCACCAACGCGGCTACACGTCCATCCCGGAAGAGGCACCGCCGGAGTTGGAGGCCAAGTGCTGGGCACCTTCGTGGCGGCGGATGTGCAAGGTGCTGCTGCGAAACGACTACTGGTGCAAGGGGCTAGGCCAAGCCCAACCGAAGTCGGAAGCCTACGGAACCTACATCCGCCTGCGTGACGCACGCAGGGCAGAGGCGAAGCGGCTGGAGTCGCAACGCCGCCAGCAAGAGAAGGCCCAGCGTCGGCTTTTCCACGACGAGGTGATTCATGGCTGAGTTTCCTAGGGTCTGGCGTATCAACGTCTCGCCAGTGCTGACGGGCTGGGGGCTGCAGGTCCATGAGTTTCACGGGACGGTGCAGCCGATCACCGGTGGATCCGTGGTCGTTCACGCCGGCGGGTGTGCTGCCGACGTGGAGAACTGGCGTCCGAGCCGACGGGACGCCTTGCTTGATGCCGCCGACAGGATCGAGGAGCTGATCGCCCCGGCGAAGGTCCAGGTGGCCAGGCTCCGAGAGGAGGCTGGCGAATGAAGACGTGGAGGCAGTTCGACCAAATGCGTGGCGACCACAACCGGACGTGGCATCGCCGGAGCGACGTGCTGGATGCACTGCGGGCGATTGGGTCGCCGATGACGTGGCATGACTGCAAGAAGGCGATGGCGGCGTTGCCGAAGCCGGAGATGCGGTATGGGCACTATCGGTATACGAATCGGCACTTTGTTGCCGTGATGAAGGCGGCGGGGAGGGCATCCGCATGACCACCGACATCGACTTCGGGCCCCTCTTCGCCTGCACCGCCAAGGCCGAGCGTGCGGGCTTCGACACCGCGGCAGCCAAGGCCGCCGTGCTCGACCTGCTCGCGGACGGTCGGCCCAGGAGCGGCGAGGAGATCGTCGATCACTGCCTGCGGCTGGGGATCGTGCCGCATGACGCAAGGGCTTTCGGCTCGGTGTTCGCCAGGCTGCGGCAGCAGGGGGCGATTGAGGCGGTGGGGTTTACGGAGAGGAAGAAGGGGAACGGCACCAGCGGTGCCAGGGTTTGGCGAATCACGGCGGCGTCGCGTTGACGTGCGGCCGGTGGTGTGATGGTTCGGCAAAGAAATGGAGTTTCAAATGTCAACGATTTATGTTGAGAAGCAGTGCGTCCCAGAGGAGGGAGTTGATGTATTAGTAACGCCAGAAATGGCCGCAAGCTGGAGGGCGCGATTTCACTATCACGGGCAACGAAGTTTTAGGAAGTGGCACTGCGACAACCTTGCGCGGATGATGCAGCAAGGGCTGTTTCGCCCTAAGACGCAAGTTGCATTCATGAAGCACGAGGGGGACTACTTCCTGACAAACGGCCAGCACACTCTTGCGGCCCTGGAAATGTCAGGCGTCCCCCAAGTTCTTTGCGTCACTGTCACAGAGGCTAACTCTATGGAGGAGGTGGCCGATGACTTTTCTCGCCACGACACGCACTTGACGCGGCGTTTCGGTGACGCGATGGCGGCGCACGACATCCATGAGTGGCTTGGAGTGACGGTAACTGACCTCCACACCATCTCTGCGGCGTGCGCGTTTTACGCGTCCGTAAAGGGCGAAGTCAATGTGAGGTCTGTTTCCATGATGACGCACGATCAAAAGATGGAAATCGTCCGAAGGCACGGAAGGATGGGCGTCACTTCCATCAGTTACTTTACTGGGTCTGGGAACAGAAAGGCGTTCGTGCGACGCGCTGTGCTGTCGTGTGCGATGGCTTGCACTTATGAGTCAGATAAGGCAGAGGATTTCTATCGTGCAATGGCGATGGACGATGGACTTCGGCAGGGCGACCCTAGAAAAACTTTGCTTGAATGGCTCAAGGAGCACAACACGCAAGGCGCAGGGAGGTCTGTGGCTAATGGAGTAAAGACGGCCGCCGAGCATGAGTTCGTGAAGGCGGTTTCTGTAGCGTGGAATGCTTGGGTTGCCGGCCGCGACCTGAAGATCATTCGCGTGAACTTCGACGCCCGCGTAGCGGCTTTCGACCACGTTGGAGAACTTCTGGTTCGTCGGCAGATTGCGTCCAAGGGTCCGTCGTCTGGGTCGTGACATTATCGCCGCCCCGTGATAGGCACGAAGCAGCTTCGACGCTGCGGGCGGAATGAAAGAAACCAATGCCACCAGCCGACCCATTCGACGACCTCCGCCTCATGATCGAAATCGCCGACCCACTAGACCTTGAGCTGCGGCACCCTGCCGCAGGCAACAAGTGGTCGGCGGACCTGATGCCGAAGTCCGCAGCCCGCCCGGCGATCGGCGTGCAGGGGCGGATCCTCGACGCGATGGACGACGAACGGATCACCAGGCGGCAGGCGTCGATGCTGCTCGACCTGGTGCATGAGAGGCTTCGCCCAGGCAAGCCTGGGATGTCGGTGGTGGACGACGACGGGAATCTGACGCCGATCAGGATTGGAGGTTCCGATGGCGGGTGAATGGCTGGCAATCGACATCGGGCTGCCGGAGAAGCCGGAGACCCAGGAGTTGATCGACCTCACCGGCGAGCCGGTGGAGGTGGTCTGCTACCGGCTCTGGCGGCTTTGGGGGTGGGCCTCGATGAACACGGTAGACGGGGTGGCCCGCATGACCGTGCCGCGGCTGGTCAGGACATGCGGCGGGGACGATGCCTTCTGGCGGGCCGTCCAGGCCGTCGGGTGGCTGGAAATCAACGAGGCTATGGCGACCGTCGCTATCCCAGGATGGGATCGCCGGTTTAGCCAAGCTGCCAAGGCGAGACTCCAGGAATCCGACCGGAAACGGGCCTACGAAAGCCGAAATCCCGGGCGAAAACAGCCGTCTGCACCTTCCGACGCACCACCGTCGGAACCTCCCGACGGGGCACCGTCGGACGCTCCGACGGCTCAGAGTCGCAGAGGAGAGGAGAGGAGAGGAGAAGTTCCCCCTCCTCCGCGCGAGGCTTCGCAGGACCGGCCGGCAGGGCAGGACGGGTGGCCGACCCTCCTGGACGCCTGGAACCGTGGGTGCGGCAAGGCGTGGCGGACGCCGGCAAACCCACCAGACAACGCCCTGGACCGCCTCCGTGAGCCCGGCTGGCTTGAGGAAGCCCTAGCGGCGATCGAGCACCTGCCGCGGTGCAAGTTCTTTCAAACCGCCGTCACCCTCCCGCAGCTCGTCTCCAAGCCGGGCTTCGCCAGGGACGTGGCAGGCGGCAAGTACGACGACGTGACCAAGCCACGGGCCGGGCCACGGTCTGCCGGCACAGACGACCGCCGCTCCGCCGCCGAAGCCGCTGCCGACTGGAAGCGGTCAGCCGAAGACCCGGAGGTTGCCCGCCGCCGGGCTGAGTACCTAGCGACAAAGGCACGAAAGTCTGGAGGTGCAGCATGACCTCCAAACTCTCCGCCGCCTCGATCCTCGCCACCCGCTACCGCGGCACCACCGAGAAGCAACGCCGGCTCCTCGGAGTATTTCGCAGGCTCCTGGACGCCAGGGGCTACCCGCCCACGTTCCGGGAGATCGCCGCGGCTGCCGGCACCAACGTCGGCGACGTGGCGGCGAAGTTCCTGCGGATGCGGCGTGATGGGGTGGTTTCTTGGGTTGACGGAAAAGCTAGGGCGGTGACGATCGTCAAGGAGGTTCAGCATGGGCCTACTGATCGGCATTGACCCAGGGCTATCCGGTGCGATCGCCGTCGTCGGCGACGGCCGTATCGCGTGCCGGGACATGCCAAACGTCGAGATCAACGGCAAGCGGCGTGTTTGCCCGGTCGGGCTCACGGCTGCCCTGCAGGCGATCCGGGACGAAGGCCACGTCGTCGAAATGGCGATCCTTGAGCACGTTCAAGGCGTGCAAGGCACCGGTGCCACGTCCGCCTTCTCGTTCGGGCGCGGCTTCGGGGTCGTCGAGGGCGTGCTGGCCGCACTGTTCATCCCGCACACGCTCGTGCGTCCGCAATCGTGGACGAAGGCGTTGGGAGTCAGCCGTGACAAAGGCAGCCACCGCGCCGCCGCCTCACGCCTATGGCCGCAGCACGCCGACCTGTTTGCACGGGTGAAAGACGACGGCAGGGCGGATGCCGCGCTGCTTTGCCACTGGTACACGCTGCGGAGCCGCCATGGCGAAGACTGCCGCGCCTAACGGCGATGACGACCGGCGGAAAAGACGCCGCGACGCGGAGATTGAGCGGTCCCGCGAACTGCTCCGCCGCGGTGCCGACATTGGCGATATTCCGAAGGTGGTGGATGCGGCAAGGCGTGAATCCTGCCGGCTGGACCTTGAGCGTTTCCTGGTGACGTATTTCCCATACTCCACAGGCCTCTCGCCGTTTTCTGACGACCACAAGCGTGTAATCGGCCGCACGCAGGACTGCGTGCTCCGCGGCGGGCGTTTCGTGAACGCCGTCTACCGAGGTTTTGCGAAGTCAACGATCAGCGAGCTGGCACTGCTTTGGGCCATGCTATACGGCCACAAGCGATTCGGCGGAATCTTTGCAGCCGAGTCGGACCTTGCCGCCAAGGCGATCAACTCGATCCGCACTGAACTGTCCGACAACGACTTGCTCTACGACGACTTTCCGGAGGTCTGCCATGCAGTTCGTGCGTTGGAGGGCAAGGCCCAACGCTGCAACTCGCAGACATACGCCGGCAAGCGCACCCACATCGGTTGGAAGAAGGACACGCTGGTGCTGCCGACGATCGAAAGATCGCCTTCGTCCGGTGCGATCATCATGTCCCGCGGGCTCACCGGTTCGATCCTCGGCTTGCGGTGGAAGACGCCGGAAGGGCACCAGCTTCGCCCCGATTTCACGATCGTTGACGACCCTCAGACCCGTGAGTCGGCCCGGTCGCCTGTCCAGTGCCAAGCACGGCTGGAGATTCTCACGAAGTCCGTGATGAAGCTCGCCGGCCACACGAAGAGCATGGCGTGCGTCGTCAACGCAACCGTGATCGAGCAAGACGACATGGTGGACCAACTGCTTGACCAGGGCCGCTATCCGGCGTGGCAGGGCGAGCGGATCCCGATGGTCCGGCAGTTCTCCGACCGCCACGAAGACTTGTGGATGGAACGCTATCGAGAGTTGCGATGCACGTTCGCGAAGGACATTGTTGGCGACCAGGCCCGCGCACACAGGGAGGCAAACGAGTTCTATGCCGCCAACCGCTACGAGATGGACCGTGGCTGCCTGGTCTCATGGGAGTCTTGCTTCGACCCAGACGTTGAAGTGTCTGCCATCCAACACGCCTACAACGCCCTCATCGACGACGGGCCGGACGTGTTCGCTTCGGAGTTCCAGCAGTCGCCGCTCAAGAACGCAGCAGACTCGTTGGGTATTTCGCCGGACGAGGCCCGCAGCCGGGCGATCGAAATACCGGCCGGCGTTGTGCCGCGCGGTTGCGACACGCTGACTGCGTTCGTGGACGTGCAGGAAAAACTCTTGTATTGGGCCGTGGTGGCGTGGGGATCGCAGCTCCGCGGGCACCTCGTGGCCTATGGTGCCTACCCGGAGCAGGGGCGGACGTACTACACCCTCCGAGACGCCAAGAAGACGCTGGTGAAGGCTGCCGGCGGCGCTTCGCTCGAGGCTGCGATCCACGCCGGCCTTGAGGCGGTGGCCGCCGCGATCCTCGGCCGCGAGTTCGCCCGCGAAGACGACGAGGCGGTTCTGCGGGTGGGCCAGGTGTTCGTCGATGCCAACTGGGCACAGACGCAGGGTGTCGTAAGAGACTTCGCAAGGCGGTCTTCGTACGGCCCGAGGGTGCTGCCGACCCACGGCCGATTCGTCGGTGCTTCCGGTCAGACGATCAGCGACAAGCGTCCGGACAAAGGCGAGCGAATCGGACACAACTGGCGTACCTCGACGATCGGAAAACAGCGGCACGTCCTATACGACACCAACGCCTGGAAGACGTTCATGGCATCAAGAATCAAGCTGCCGGCCGGCGATCCACAGGCGTTCACTTTCCACGCCGGCTCGCACGAGATGCTTGTGGAGCACTTGTCTTCCGAGGCTCCTGTCAGGGTGGAGTCCAAGATGCGGACGGTTGATGAGTGGAAGCTGATCCCGGGCAGGGACAACCATTGGTGGGACTGCCTTGTTGGTGCTGCAGTAGCGGCCAGTTTCTCCGGCGTGACTGCGATCGGCGCAGACGTTGTGAAGCCGTTTCGCAGGGTTATTTCCAGGGATGAGATGGCGGCCAAACGAGCGGCCATCATGGCCCAGAAATGGCGATGAAATCTGGGTTGACGGCAAAGTAGTTTCATGGAGATTCACCGTAATGGCTTTTGATTGCGACAGGATCGCCGTAAGAGTTTTGGTCGCCTGGTAAGACTTTTTCTGTTGGCAACAATGCTCAAAAATGATGAACAATCCGAGCCTGATTTGCTGCCGGTGCTTCGCACTCTGGCCGACGGCGTGCGCGGAATGGGCCTGGGCGACCCCGATTGCGGCGAGCGCATAGAGGCAAGCGATGTTGTGCGGTGGGCCGCCACGGAGATTGAACGCCTGCGGATGTCACGCGAGGAGCGCGAGGCGATCCATTGGTTGCTTGGCGACGTTGCCGCCATCACTAAGCCGCCAGAGGGCACGCTGCTTGGACTACTGGAGCGGACGAAGTGAGAATCGACCCTGACACCTGCCGCGACCCCGACATGCTCGCGGCTGAGGTGCGGCGATTGCAGGGCGTAATCGCCGCAGCGGCCCCCACGCTCACCGACGAGGAGCGGCCTTTTGCGGAGCCCCGAACGTATTTCAAAACAGATGGAAAGCGACTGATTGCGAATATGAGCGGGGAGTGGATTCCCGTGTCGGAGCGGCTGCCGGCCATCGGCGAGCAAGTGCTTGTGGCGGCGATCGGTCGCGTGGTCACGGCGACGAGACGAGAAGGCTGGTGGAGGCACGAGATCGACACCGGAACACAGACACTCTCGTTAGGTTGCTGCACCCCTACTCACTGGATGCCGCTCCCGGCCCCGCCCGAGACGAGCAAGTAGCCACAGAACACCAGAGATCAGAAGATCGCGACCATGGAGACTGACAACATGAAAGACGACGCTCGCGATCCTTCTGCATCGCGTGGTTCGCTGCTGCTGTGTGCGCGAAGTTTGGCCGGCTTGACGGTGTGCGGCCTCGCGGTGTCATGGCCGCTGCTCGTCGCCATCGGCATAGTGGTTGCGGTGGCAGTCGATCACGGCCCGCATTGGGTTTCAGTCCGCGAGAGGCTCCCGCCGACCGACGACGGGACACCAGACGCGACGTTTCTGGTTTGGAATCGGACGGATGTAATACAAGCATGGCGGGAGCAGGACGGCAGGTTTACGGGCGTCACTGGCGAGCATATCCCCCGCGTGACGCACTGGATGGAAATGCCGGAGCCACCTCGCGAGTGATTGGCAGCGAACGCGCAGGATCAGGAGCGGCGAGACATGGACACTGACAACACCAACCGGGACGCCGAGCCGTCTCTTGCATCCGCTGGTTCTCACGGCGACACGCTGTCAGTGCTGCGCACGTTGATCGACGGCGTGCGCGGAATGGGGCTCGGCGACCCCGACCGCGGCGACCGTATCGAGGCGAGCGATGTTGTTCGCTGGGCTGTCGATGAGATCGAACGACTGAGGCTCACCGACGCGGAGCGTGGTGTGATATGGACTGTCGCGGAGGCATACGCCGAGAACGACGGCGACCCAGAGTGCGAGCGGATCGCCAGAATCATGCAGGGGCTTTGGCAACGGACAAGTTGAGAACGCCAAAGATGAGCAGTTGCGGACGCATGAAAAAGCAATCACCAAAAGCGAGCAAGCCGCAATCTGCTCCATCGTGTGGTTCTATCTGCATTCGCTCGTACAAGGACGACGAGCCATGCGGCGGGCATCAGTGCTGCGCGTGCGGAAGGACTTTCTACTGCGGCGAGCGGCACGAGTGCCCGCCACGGCCCGAGAGGGCAGAGGTGGGCGTTGCCCGCAGGCAGACGTTTGCAGAGCGGCTTTCCGAAGGCATGAAGATGCGGGCATTTAACGAATGAGGGGCGACGCATGGCCGACGCCGCAGCCTCGTGCGGATAGGCGAACCGATCGAGCCAAACACGATCGCCGGAATCTGGTACCAGGCAATACATAGAACACGGAAGATCAACGGCGGCCACCAGAGGACTCACCATGACACATGACGTAGCAGGGCCGTCCGTTGCATCGGCTGGTTATGCCGCGTTGCTTCGTGATCCTCGGTGGCAGCGTACGAGGCTTTGCATCATGGAGCGCGACGGCTTTTCGTGCGTCGCCTGCGGAGACGAGAGCACGACACTGTCGGTGCATCATTTGCGATACCGCGGGCTTCCGTGGGATGCGGACGACGCTGACCTTCAGACGCTGTGCGAGCCCTGCCACAAAGCGCTCGGTAAGCACAGCATGGGTGGCGTCTATTACGCATGGAACGAGATCGGGCCGGACGACTGGCGAGTGCTTGCGGTGTTCGAGTGGTGCCCCGTCTGCGGCAACAGTGAAGACGCAAGCCATAGCGGCGTGATCGTGTTTGGGTGCGGCCACTCGCTTTGGTGGCCATCGGAACGGCCGGGAATGCGTGTTCAGTGGCAGCAGACTTTCAACGGGTTTCCGGCTTTCTGTTTGGCATAACACGGAAGCTGAGCGGCGGCCCCTGGCCGTCCGCTCCAGCGCCTGGTTCGACGACGCACCCGAGGATTCTTACGATGCCAACTGTCCGACGGGGGACGGAAGTCAGGTTTTCCCCGGAAAATACGTGGGTAGAAAAAAATCTTGGAGTGGGGCTTGCCTTCCGTCCGACGTTAGGTATACTTAGGGCATGACGCGGAACGACAACAACACGAAAGGGACTCAAATGGTTGCCAAACTCCAAGCCTTCGCCGACACGCTCGACATCAACGAAGCCACGGTCAAGGAAGTCGAAGGCGGGATGTTCATCGAGTTCCGGCTGCACGGCGAAGACTGCGGCCGGTTCCGCTACCTCGGGCTTGCGACGGAAGGCATCCGGAAGATCAAGGCGGCGATGAAGGAAGTTGAGGCCAGCCTGTGACGGCCGACCGCATCACATTCCGCCTCGGCCCGCTTGCGGGTCCGATGGCGGCGTATTGCGAAAAGCACGGCATCACGCCGAGCGAGGCGATCCGGCTGGCGTTGTCGCGGCTGCTGCGGGTCGAGGCACCTGAGATGCCACCTGGCAACCCGGACATCGGCGAGCAGGCAGAAGCAGGAGCGGCGGCACGGTGGAAGAAACGAAGGGGCCGCAAGTAGTCGGCGAACCACTGTTTATGCGGACCCGCATAGTCGCGGCCCCTGCTGCATATCACCCCACGGAATCGACGCCGCACGGCCGCGAGACGCGAAGCAGGGGTGTTATCTGGGTCTGCATAGTACGCCGGGAGGATCCCAAGTGAGTGCCCACCTGATCGCCCTGACCGGCTGCATCTACGCCTACGTCTGCCTCGAGCAGTTCTGGCGTGGCAACGTGCCGATGGCCGTAGCCTACGCTGGCTACGCCTTCGCAAACATCGGCCTCTGGCTGCTGGCGTCTCGGTGATTCGTCCCTGCCGTAAAATGGGGGTAGCGGCACACGGCAGCGGAGGACGCTCATGGTCGATGGACTCACGGACCAGGCCAAGGCGTACATCCAGTCGGCCGTGGCCGACATGACGGCCGCAGGCGTCACGGTGACGCTCGCCGAAGAGGACGGCAATGCCTACGGCGGCAAGCTCGGCGGGTATTTCGATGAGGATGGGCCAACATTCTTCGTGGCTCGGGCAGTGTCGCCGCAGGTCTGGCTTTCGGTGTTCGTTCACGAATACCAGCACTACCGCCAGTGGCGTTCCAGCTCGCCGACGTGGCTGGCCCGCCTAGGCGGGGACTGTTGTGCCTGGTACCTCTTCGACGCATGGCTCCAGGGGGTCGTCGAGATGACCCCGCAGCAACGAGACGACGCGATCCGCATGATCCTGGAGTGTGAGCGTGAGTGCGAGACGATGGTCCTCGCAGAGCTTGCTGCGAATCCCGGGCTCGGGCTGTCGCTCGACTGGTACCACCGGGCAGCGAACGTGTACCTCGCCTGGTACGGGGTCTGCAGGCTGACCCGCCAGTGGTATCAGCGTTCGCCATACGCAGACGACAACCTCGTCTCGCTGATGCCGGGCGACCGGCTGCTGACCATCGACGAGGCGATCCGGCCGACGCCTGCGGTCCTGGGGGCGATCACGGCGAAGGTGTTCGCGGACGTGGCGTGACGCCATCCGGCTACTGAACACTGGTACACTGGTGGTAGGGATGCGGCAGCATCCTGCACCAGGAGCCTCCAGTGGCCGACAACTCCGACGTTCTTGACGCAGTGGCGGCGAATCTCGCCCAGCCGAAGCGTGCCCGCACGGACGCCGGCGAAGTGGAGCAGCACGACCTCGACAAGCAGATTGAGGCCGCCAAGTTCGTGATCGGCAATCGGTCTGCCAGCGGCGGAACCTTCTCGCCGTTTGCCGCGGTGCGGCGGGCAAACATCGAACTCCCAGGGGGCTGCGGCTGATGGGGCTGCTCTCCTGGTTCAAGAGGCCGGCCGATCTCCGCCAGACGGTGGAATCGCAGCGTATTGCAATCACCGAGATGATCCGTGCCCGGTACGACGCGGCACAGACAACGTCGCTCAACACCCGCCACTGGTCGATGGCTGACTTCCTTTCTGCCGACGCCGCCCTGTCACCGGAGGTTCGCCGGAAAATCCGCAGTCGTGTTCGGTACGAGGTCGGGAACAACTCGTATGCCGCCGGCATGGCAAGCACTTGGGCACACGACCTGATCGGCACAGGACCGCGGCTGCAGCTCGACCTTGGCCCCGACGTGGACGCCGACCTCTGCCGCAAGGTGGAGCTTGCCGTCTACGACTGGTCGGTTGAGGTTGACCTAGCGAAGAAGCTGCGCATCGCCAAGATCGCCAAAATCAGTGACGGCGAGGTGTTCGGCATCAAGACGAACAACACACGGCTTGACGGCGTTCAACTCGACGTGCGGCTGGTTGAGGCCGATCAGTGTGCTTCGCCGGACGGCTTCCCGAACGAGCAAGACGTTGACGGGGTGGTGTACGACGAGAACGGTGTTTCTTCTCGGTACTGGATTCTCAAGCGACACCCTGGCTCAAGCTACGCCGGCTGGAACCAGGAAGGCCGCTGGGTTGACGCGAAGGACGTGTACCACTGGTTCCACGCCACACGCCCTGGGCAGCATCGCGGAGTGCCAGAACTGACGCCGGCGATCGAACTGTTTGCCCTCATGCGTCGGTTCACGCTGGCGACCGTAACGGCCGCCGAGGTGGCGGCAGACTTCGCGGCGATTCTCAAGAGCACCATGTCGCCCGACCAAGTGGGGGCGGCCCATATCGCCGACTGGGAAACGATGCCGGTCGCCCGCGGCATGATGACGGCGATCCCGGACGGCTACGACATCACGCAGATGCGGTCGGAGCATCCAGTTTCCACGCACGACCAGTTTGTGCGTCGGCTGCTGAATGAGTGCGCTCGTGCAGTCGATATGCCATACATCGTGGCTGCGATGGACAGCAGCATGGCGAACTACAGTTCGATGCGCGGCGACTACTTGGTGTATCGCAAGCGAATCAGCGTTGAGCGAAACGACGTGGAGCGGGTGTTTCTCGACCCGCTTCTCAAGGCATGGCTTGACGAAGCCGCCCTCGTCGCCGGGCTGATCCCTGACGGTCTGCCGCCGGTTGCTGAGTGGAACTGGTCGTGGTCGTGGGACGGCTTTGACCACGTCGATCCGCTCAAGGAGGCCGAGGCCGAGGCGGCCCAGATCGGCAACAACACCGCGACGCTTGCGGAGATTTGCCAGCGGCGAAACAAGGACTGGCGTCAGGTGCTCCGGCAGCGGTCGGTGGAAAAGTCGCTCGAGCGTGAACTTGGGATTGAGCCGGTCGTGAAGACGCCCGGCCCGGCCCCGGCACAGGAGAACGTACCCGCATGAGCCGCCTTGAACTCAACGCCGACTTCAACCTGCTCGCCGCAGACGGCGAGGGCAGCGTCCCCACGTTTGAGATGACCGCCTACACCGGGGCCGCCATCCGGCAGGGGTGGAGTCGGACGCCGATCGTCGTGGACCTGGAAGGAATGTCGGCTGGCCAGACGACCCCAATCCTCTACGGCCACGGCAAGGAAATGCCGCTCCTTGACTCCGTGATCGGCAAGGGCTCGTCAACGAACGACGGCAAGCAGTTGATGCTGTCAGGCGACCTGATCGCCGGCGAGCCAGCGAGCGACAAGCTCATCCGGCTTGCCAAGGCCGGCGTCCCGCTCCAGGCGTCGATCGGTGCCGATGCCCTGTCGTTCGAGAACGTGCCCGCGGGCACGACCGTAACCGTCAACGGCCGCGATTTCGTCGGGCCGATCAGTGTTGCTCGCCGCACGATGCTTCGTGAAGTGAGCGTGGTTCTGTTTGGTGCGGACGCCAATACGTCCGCGGCTATCGCCGCCGAGGCGAACGAGGTGTCACCCATGAGCGATCAGCTCAACGAGACGCCTGTCGATGCCGTCAAGGCATCGGCGGAAGACACGGCGAGCGTCGCCGTGGAGAAGACCCCGGCCATCCAGGCCAGCCAGCCGAAGCCGCTGACGGCCGAGGAAATCGCCAGCGTCGTCCGCGAGACGATCAAGGCGGAGCGGCTGCACGAAGTTCGTGCCAGCCGGCCCGCTGCCCCGGTTCCGACGGAGGCCGACATCCAGGCCCACCGCTCGACCGAGGCGAAGGTGGCGGAGGCCACCCTGTGCATCGTCGCCGGCCTGCAAAACCTGGAGAAGCACTTCGACGAGCGGACGCTGGAGGCCGCCGACAAGCGGCGTTCCGAGGCGGGCCTGCAGTCGCTTCTCCTTGACGCTGCCCGTGCGAACGGCTGGAAGGGACACGACCGCAAGGTGACGCATGGCAACGCGAAGGAAATCTTCGCCCATGCGTTCGGGCAGATTCAGGCCACGGGTTTCGCGACCCACAGCATCAGCAACGTGCTGGCCGCGACCTACGGCAAGTTCCTGCTCCAGGGTTTCAACGCCGTCGAGAACGTGTCGGATCAGATCTCGAACGTCCGCCCCGTGGCTGACTTCAAGACCGTGACCGGCGTCCGCCTCAACGGTGGGTTCGTGTTTGAGGAGGTTGGCCCCAGCGGCGAGATCAAGTCGGCCGACGCGACCGACGAGACTCGCACCCTGCGGGCGAAGCTCTACGGGCGGCTCTCGTCCGTGTCGATGGTGGACATCGTGAACGACGACCTCGGTGCCCTGACCCAGGTGCCGGTGCGTCTCGGTCGTGGTGCGGCGATCAAGAAGAACATCGACTTCTGGACCGAGTTCCAGGCGTCGAACAGTTCGTACTACCAGGCGGCAACGCCGGCTGGTGGCAACGCCCTGGCGTTCGCTTCGCTCTCCACGGCGGCGATCGCATACCGGAAGCTCCTGGACACGGACGGCAACCTCCTTGGCATCACGCCCAGGATCCTGCTCGTTCCGCCCGACCTGGAGCTGACGGCTGCCCAGCTGATGACGCAATCCCTGCTCATGTCGTCAAGCCTCGGCTCGACCTCGAGCAAGGTTGTGGAGCCGACCGCGAACGTGCTCGCCGGCCGGTATCGGGTGGTTTCTTCGGCCTACCTGACCTCCACCTCGACGTGGTGGCTGATGGCCGATCCGAACGACCTCCCGGCGATGGAGGTGGCCTACCTCAACGGTATGACCACCCCGGTTGTTCAGCAGGCCGATGCCGACTTCAACCAGCTCGGCATCCAGTTCCGCGGCTACTACGCCTACGGCGTGGCGAAGGCCGAGGCCCGCTCGACCTACCGCATGGCGACCTCGTGATCGTGACGTGATCCATTCCCGGCCGGCGGGGGCCAAACCCGCCGGCCGGGGCTCACTACCAACTCCCTCAGTTACGAAAGGTTCCCTCAGATGGCTTCGTTCTATTCGGATGGTGACAAGTTGGACTACACGCCCACCACGGGCGTGGCGGCCGGCGAAATCGTCGTTCTCGGTTCTCTGGTGACGATGGCGGAGCGGGCGATCGCCGCCAACGACCTCGGTGCGGTGCTGACCAACGGCGTCGTGACCGGCCCGGTGTTCACCACCGGCGTGACCGGTGCCCAGGGCACCGCCTATCGGTGGTACGCAACCTCCGGCGTGTTCGACGCCACGACCGGAACCGCCTGCGGCTACCTGGCTCGTGCCCGGCTGGCCACCGATCGCACCGTGGCCGTGCTCCTCTGGCCGGGCTCGTGATCGACCCCACGCAAGGGACCGGGTACGGCCACGCTACCGGCCGTGCCCGGTCCTCTTCGCTTTCTGGTGAACCATGCAGGACATGATCGCCAACGGCGAGACGTGGTTTCGATCGCAGCGGCGTGAGCATCTGGCGACGGAGGTTTCGTATCATCCCACCGTCGGACTCACCCGCACAGTGCGGGCGACGGTCGTGGTGGGCCAGTGGGAATCGGTGGATTCAGCCGGCCAGATCCTACGGACGGAGACGAGGGACTTCCTCGTAGACACGACCGACCTCGCCCAAGATCCCAAGAAGGGCGATCGGATCGTCTACGGGGGCACGACCTACGAGGTGATGGTTCCTCCTGGTGCCCAGCACCATTGGCGGTGGTCGGACAGAAACGAGACTCTCAGGCGGATCCACACAATGGTCGTGTCCGGTGCTTCTGCCGCTGCGAATGACACGCTGCTCGTGCGTGCGGTCGGCTCGTCCACGTCCGCGGCGATCACTGACGCCGAGATCGTCGCCCAGCTCACGCTCGACCTCGGCACCGGTCGGAGTATTTCGCAACAGGTGACGGCGGCTGCCGCCTACCTCTACATCGTGCTGCCCGATTCGTTCGGCACGCCGCTGGTCGCTGTGAACGGCTTCCGTGTCACGGCCTTCCAGGCCACCTCCCGGTCGATCACGCTCAGCGGCCAGACCGCCAAGCCCTACACGATCTACCGCTCTACATACCCCGTGACCGGCAGCGTTCTCGTGGAGGTGGCGTGATGGCTGGTATCCCTGGAACCAACGTCGTTGCCCCGATCGTGCCGCTGGACACGGCGGACGTGCACCCGACGCACGCAGCGGCCTACGGGCTCGGCGGCTATCGGACGGTGGCGACGAACACCGACCGGGACGCGATCCCGACGCCAAGGCGTGAAGAGGGGATGCTGGTGTTCGTGACAGCCACCGGCAAGGTTTGGCGGCTGGGTGCGGACCTCGCGACGTGGACGGAGCAAACGTCGGCTTCGACCTGGGCCGGGATCACCGGCAAGCCCTCGACGTTCGCGCCGTCGGCCCACGCGGCCACGCACGGCAGCGGCGGGGCCGACCCGATCACGGTGACGCAGGCCCAGGTGACGTCGACGCTGGGGACGGCAAACCTCCAGGGCGACATCACGCAGCTCTCGACAATCGTCTCGACCCTTGGGACGGCCGCCGGATACGACGTGCCGGGCAATGGCGAAAACGCGTCTGGGTCGATGGTCGTCATCGCGACCGACACACGACTCACCAACGCCCGTACTCCGACCAGCCACTCCCACGGCAACGTGACGAACGCGGGGGCGATCGGCACGACGAGTGGGCAGATCGTCGTGACCACGACGGGCGGCGTCCTCACGACGGCCGCCACCATCGCGGCCGGTTCGGTGTCGGGCCTCGCGACCGTCGCCACCAGTGGCTCCGCGTCCGATCTTGGCTCGGGGACTCTCCCGGTCGCGAGACTCTCGCTCGTGTCGCCCCCGGCAATCGGCGGCACCACGCCAGCGGCGGGGACGTTCACGACGCTGGTTTCCACCGGCCGGCTCAACGCGCCGTCCGGCGCAGGCGGCAGCCCCGCGGCCCGCGATGTCTACGCGGTGGCGGACACGCTGCGGTATCGCGACTCCGGCAACGTTGAGCGGCTCCTGCTCAACAATGCCGACAACCTCGCGAACCTCGGGAACACCGCGACGGCCAGGACCAATCTCGGGCTGGCTGCGGTCGCGTCCAGCGGGTCGGCGGCCGACCTGACGAGCGGCACGCTCCCCGAGACCCGCCTGCCGAATCTCGTGATCCTCCACCCATTCCTCCTCGCCGGGATGTAGCACATGCCAGCCGCCTACCGCGTCCTCGGGCAGTCGAACCCCGCCGCGACGACGCTCACCACGCTCTATACGGTCCCGGCGTCAACCTCGACGGTCCTCTCGACGCTGTCTGTCGCGAACCTGTCGGCGAGCCTCGTAACGTTCCGGATCGCGATCAGCCCCGCCGGGGCAAGCATCGCGAACGCTCAATACATCGCCTACGACTCTGGTCTCGCTGCGAACGATAGCGTCTTCCTGACGCTCGGCGTCTCGCTCGCGGCGACCGATGTCGTGAGCGTCTACGCGAGTACGGCAAACGTCTCGTTCTCGGCCTTCGGCTCGGAGCTGACGTGAGCGTCACCAGGCTGACAAATCCGCGACGCATCTCGTCCGCCGGCATCGCGTCGGCTAGCGGATCATATGGCGTTTTCGATCCACGCTACATCGCCGGATGCAAGATGTGGCTCGACGGCGCGGATTCCGCCTCCGTCAGCCTCAACTCCGGAAACGTCGCCGAGTGGCGAGACAAGAGCGGCAACCTGACGCACGCGACGCAGTTCACGGCAGCGTCGCAGCCTGCCTACAACTCCACCGGGCTGAACGGGAGGGGCGTGGTCGAGTTCGACGCGACCGAGGCGCTCGCCTGGGCGAGCAGCACGGCGGCGTTCAACTACATGCACAACGCCACCGGCGGCTCGCTTGTCATGGTTCTCCAGCAGGACAGCAGTAGCGACCCGAACGCGATCCGATACATCCTCACCAACTCAAACACGTCAACTGCTTCGACTGGATTCGGCATCTATTCCGACGACCGTTCATCCGTCACGCGAAACAATGGATTCGTGGCCGGGGTAAACCGCGGCGTAAGCGGGCAGGGAACGTCAAGCGGATTCGCGAACAATGCGTTTCCATCTGCCAACGGCTACGCGGTCCTGTCCGTGGCGTTCGACAACGCAAACGCCACCGCCGCCTCGCGCGTAATCACGCGAGTAAACGGGACGGCGGTGTCGATGGGAAACACGTCGACCAACGCGGCCGCGACCGGCAACGCATCGACGAACCTCTTTCTCGGAAACTTCGGCGGCGGCGGCTCGCTGCGAGGCGTCGCGGAGATGGTGTTTTACGAGGGCGTCCTGTCCACCGCGTCGTTCTCGCGACTGGAGTCTTACTGCGGCGCGAAGTGGGGGATCACGATCGCATGATCTGCCTACGCTCAACACCCTCCGCGTATGAGTCTGTTCGGTCGATGCTCGACTCGTCGCTGGGCTATCCAGACATTGAGCGGAGAACGCTGACCGCGATCCCGCCGTCAGCCGATCTGCCGTCGGACGCCGATGGGCTCGTCTACCTTGCAGTCGGGGCCGACGCGATCCAGCCGGAAACGCTGGCGGGAGTTCTGTTGTCCGGCGAGTTCGAGCAGGTTCCAGAGACCGTGTTTCGCGATGTGTTCATCCGGTTTATCGGCGAGGCGGCGACCCTCTGATGCCTTCCCGCGTCGAACGATGGACGCCGCCACGGATTACAGTGTTTTCCGCATGAAATCCCGGGGTTTACGCCCACTGGTATTTCGGTAGCCTTGTCGGTGAACGGGTGAACACCATGATTGAACACCTTCACCGAATCGCCGCCCACGCCTACTACGTCGGCGAGGAAGCCGCTGGCCGCCGGGCGTGCGAACGCCTGCTGCGGCTTCCTCTCTCGCCGGAGAAGGAAGAGAAAGTTCGCAGCAATCGAACCTGGTACACGCAGACGCTGCTGGATCTCGGCGTGAACGCCGCGTTCAAGCCGATCGAAGTCGAGTCCGCTGCCCCCGGCTGGTCGCTCTTCAATCCGTCGGTCGTGATTCACCACGGGCGGATGCTGGTCAACGTCCGGTCCAGCAACTACCGGATCGTGGAGGGCCGGTATGTGATGCCTCCGGAAGACAGCCAGACGATCAAGACAAAGAACTGCCTATGGATTCCAGGCCGCGACCAGGCCACATACTGGTCGGCCGACTACGAGACGACAGGCTACCCCGTTGAGGGGCTGGAAGACGTGCGGCTCAACTCCGTGGACGGCAGGCTGATCGTATCGGCTACCGTCCGCAACTGTGCCGGCCTGGACGGCACCTGCCGGATCGGCGTCGGCCGCCTGGACTTGGTCGATCGTATCGACGGGCTGCGCGTCCACGCAACAATCGACGGCCGGCACGAGAAAAACTGGATGCCGATCACCGGCAGGCGGGAGTTCCTTTACCACTGCAACCTGGAAGGCCGGACGTGCCTCGTCCGCGATGACGGCGACGACTGGAGCGTGACGGCTCACGCCGAGGCTCCGCCGGTCGCCCGGGGCTTCCGCGGCGGGTCGCAGCTTGTCGAGCACCCGTGGGCACCGGGCTTGTGGTGGGCGATCGTCCACGAGGTCGCCGTCTCCGGTGGCCGGCGGGTCTACGAACACCGGTTCGTGACATTCGACGAGGCGGCGGACTGGAAAATCGCCCGGGTGTCCCCGCCTTTCGCGTTTCGCGAATCGCGAACGATTGAGTTCTGTGCCGGCTTGTGCGTGAACGACAGCGACTCGCTGATGGCATCGTTCGGCGTCAATGACGCAGA